TGGTGGACCGCGTCGGCAGACGCTGGCGGCAAGGACGCCAAAGAGGAGAAGCCTGCTCCGGCCATCGACGCCGCAGCCCTAGCCGAGGCCATGAAAGCCGCCGTGGCCCCGCTCAATGAGCAGATCGCCGCGATGGGGACGAAGCTCGAAGACGTGAAGGCTCGTTCGTTCCTGGCTGCCCAGCAGCCCGAGCGCAAGACGTTGCCCGCGCAGATCACGTCTCTCCTTGCCCGCACCGGCGTTGTCATGCCGGGCGAAGGCGAAGGCATCTCCCTCGCCACCTTGGAAGACGCCATGAGCAAGGCTGGCATCTCCGATCCCAAGGCGCGTATTGCAATGAAGCGCGCGGCTGGCCACTAATCGCTCGGTAGCGTAGAAGGAAATTCCGACATGTCTGGAACTTTAGGACCGATCAACGCTTCGGCGTTGACGATGCAGGCGGCTGCCGACTTTCTCGGCAATGGCGCCGTCGAAATCAATAAATACGAAACCGAAATCTCGGATATCGTCCGGCGCGAGAGCAAGACTTTGACGCGGTTCAAAGGGCTTGGCCGGATGGTGCCCGCCAGTGGCCATCCCCATCGTTATTTTGAGCAGACGGCAATTGCTATCGCGACTGCGACCGACCCCCGCGCGATTGCGCCCACGCCCAGCGGCCCTACCCGCGTTGAGCGTGCGGTGATGATCAAGGCGACTGTGGCTCAGAGTAACTTTTCGCACTTTGACGTGGAGGTTACGCGTCAGCAGGGCGCTTTCGCCAGGGTTGAGGCTCAGGATATTGATGACATCACCGCTGCAATTGTTCGCAAAAATGGACAGATGCTGTGGAATGGCACCGATACATCTTTGACGGCTCCTGTGACTACCGAATGGATGGGCATGCTTTCCCAGATTGTTGCTGGTGGAAACATTGCCTATGTCAACAAGGGCGCATCAATTGTTGACGCATACAAGACGCAGGTCGCGTCATTAATGGCGAACCAGACCTATGCGCCGCAGCCGAGCGCCATTTATCAGAACCCATTATTGGCAAATCTCCTTGATCAGGAAGCCAAGGCTGTGGGACTTCACTTCAACAAAGTGGAGTTCGTTGCTGGCGTCCAGGTCAGCGGTATTCAGACACAGGCTGGCGAGCTTCCGCTTCCTTCTGATCCATTCATTCCGTCTCTTGACGCCACTGCTCTGAGCAATCTTGGATTGAGTTCCCTGCCGTCTGGATGCACCGTTGCGTATCCGGCGCTGATCGTTCAAGAGAATATGGTGGAAATTCCGTACGTCAACCCGAATGGAAATGAAGATCCCAGGCTGTTCCAATTAGGATTGCTCTCGGGACTTCAGGCGCAATATGTTGGCCTTTCTTATTCTTCTGTAGTAGCGAAGGCCGCTTCTTATGCTCATGCTGTGGTTATTGTATATCACTAATAGTGTTATACTTTAACAGATGAGGTAAATCGTTATAATATACTATCTGCGGGTAGCAATGTAGCTACCCGCAGATAACCCGGAGCGCAAAACTTGAAGATTTTCCTGCACGGCGCCGTCGCTGCTCGTTCGCCCCGAACGGCCTCCATCGTTCGTCCAGGCGAGCACCCGGAATCTGACCCGTCCGAGTGGTATAAAGACGGAGTTCCTGTTCAATTCGAAGTCATTTTTCATTATGGAGCCGCAGAAGTTACTAACTCATTGGGGAAATATATGGTTCAGCAAGGAATGGCCAAGACAACTCGCTTGATCCTTCCTAAAGAATTCCGGACAGCCTGATGGATTATATCACATCGGATGACGCAGAAACCTACGGATTTAGCGACTCTGTTACAGATGCGCATATCCGACAGGCGTCTAGTCTCGTGGACACCTATCTTCGTCGCCCGGAGGGCATGGTTTGGAGGCCGGACTATGCTGGCGCGCCGGGTTGGATGGATCGCGCTACGCCGCGTCTCACGTTTGTGGCGACGGCCGCAATCGAGCCGGGGCAGAATGTTGTCATCCAAGTCACGCCGTCGATGGCTTCCGCCGACACCGCTGGCGAAGTCCTGGTGTTGGACCGAGCCGGGACACATCCCGAAGCCTGCGTGATCGTGGCCGCTCAGCCGGGAACGCTGACGCTGAGCACCGTCGCCAATCACCATGCCGCCGGGGCCAAGCTTGAATCCGGGCTTTGCATTCTCGAAGAGCGGACCATGCCGTCCCAGCGGTCCATGACGCGCCTTTCGCGGCCGAACTTCGCCCGGCTCATCGCTGGTCAGGGGCGCTACGGCTATGGGCGCCGACTGGATCAACAGGCGGGCACGTACAACGATGTCAATCTGCTGGCCACGTTATCGACGTTTGGCGGCCCCCCTCAATGGGTGTCGTGGAACGTGGCGCAAGCAAGTGTTTCGCCAACCACTGGGGAAATCTGGGTGCCTGCGGGCATCCTGCTCGCCTATTACACGGATGTACGCATTCGATACGTCGCTGGTTTCGCGCCCGACGCGTTGCCGGACACTATTAAACTGGCCACGGCGAAGATCGCGACCAACTTGGCGACAATGCCGCCGGAGTTGGCCGGAGGGCTCGTTCGCCGTCTGCGCGCTGGAGACACTGAAATGGATCTTGGTCGCGCGTACGGCGGCTCATCTCGGGGCGCGGGTGTCGGCAACACGTTGCTCGACGGCGACTCCAAAGCCATGCTCGACCCATACCGCATTCGCGCCGTTTACTAACACATTGATCGCCATGAGCTTTTTGTATCCCCGTAAGATCGACGTTCGGCGGCCCAACAGCCACGCAGCGCTTCCACGCGCTCCCGCTGTAGTGGCGACACTCGGTTATGGCGGCGTTGATCCATCGGATGAGACGACGGTTCTCCGCAACATCCCGGCATCCATCCAACTCAAGGGCGGCGCTGGCGAACGCCACAACCCGCTTCCGGCAGACACATCCGCGACGGGGTCTTGGGACATCTTCATCCCGAGGCATGCGGTCGCGCAAGGCAAGATCAAAGCGCGCGATATCATCGTTGACGAAGCAGGCGAGCGGTATCACGTGACGCATTCGTATTGGTCGCCTCTTGGCCACAGACTTCGTTGCCGGTTGCTTGAAGTTTAGCACAGACTAAAATCGCAAACATCAGAATTCAGGTCGCTTCACGCGGCCTTTTTTATTAGGGGCCTTCGATGGGCAATGGACTAAGCATTGGGGCCTTTACCCCTGAGACTGACGCTACGCTCAGCGTGTCCTCTACCACACTGAGCGTACATCTCCCAGCAGGCGCGACCAACACCATACGCAACTCAGGTTCCGCAGACGCATACTACGCCATCGGTGGAGTTGGCGTAGAGGCGACCACATCGTCGCACCTGATAAAAGCAGGTGAGATACACACAATCTCGCCAGGCAATTGCACCCACATCGCTGCGATCACAGCAAGTTCTACAACAACGCTTCTACTGGTCGGCGGGTCTGGTCTCCCGCTTGTATCGCAGGCTGGCGGTAGCGGAGGAGGCGGAACAGTAGGTGGCGCCACTGAGGCGAAGCAGGATGCTCTGGCGGTCCTTGTTGGCGAGGTTCAGGCATCTCCCACGGCAAACACTGTGCTGGCTCGCCTCAAGAGCATTCTCACGGGGGTAGTGCTCGCGACTGGCTCGAACGTCATCGGCAAAGTCGGCGTTCAGGTCGGCGGCAGTGATGTTGCTGCGGCCAATCCCGTCCCCATGGTTGAGGGTAACTCAGCCGCGCCTATCACTGGTGCGTCCATGCCAGCCGGAGGTGTAGGGCTCACGGGGTGGTTGTCTGCAATCTGGATACGTCTGGCTAGCGTCGTTGTTACGTTTGCCACAGCAACACGCACCAGTCGTAGCGGCACCATAACCACGGGCGGTCAGGCTCAACCGCTCATGGCCGCCAACTCATCCCGCAAGGGCTGGTGTCTGCAAAACAACAACACCTCTGGAAATATTTGGTTTGATGAAACTGGGGCAACGGCCGTCGCCACGCAACCGTCAATCGAATTATATCCGGGTGACTTTTATGAGAGTCCGAGTGCGGGAGCAACACCCACTGCAATCTCCATAATCGGCGACACCACCGGTATGACTTTTTCGGCGAGGGAGTGGTAAATGCCGATTTACAAAACGCGCGCCGTAAACACAAACTCAGCCAGTGGACTATTTTACAAATTAGACGGAAACTCCGTTGCGTTCACAGCAACTAGCGGCTCAACCATCAGCGTCAAATCCGGGACAGTTGTTGATGTGAACGGGACTCTCGTTGCGTATCAGACCGACACCGCATTGACGATGCCAACGCTCACTGCTGGCACAGATTACGCCATATACGCGTGCGCAGACGGCTCTATTCGATCCGACGCGTCATTTACCGCGCCGACTGGTTACACGACGTCAAACAGCCGCAAGATCGGCGGATTTCACTACGCCCCCGGCGGCAATGCTGCGGCGCAGTCTGGAGGGAGCGCGACGCCAGCTATAAATCCGTACTCGCTGTGGGATTTGAAGTGGCGTCCGTCATGCCCTGACCCACGCGGCATGACGTTGGTTGCTGGTGCGTTTTGGTGTGATATTTATCTGCTCGGCGTGGACCATTACGTGAATGGCACGAGTAAATACGGCGTAACAATCGCGGATGGTTCGTCTCCCCCAAAAATACCAGCAGCATTTGGCGGCAACGGCTCGAATGCGTATAGCTCTTTAAACTGGTGGCAAGCGGCTGAGTGCGCCACGGCAGCGGGAAAACGGTTACTCGGATATAACGAGTATGCGGCGGCTGCATACGGGGTGTCGGAGGGGACATCGGTAGGCGCAGACCCTGTGTCAACAGCACTCGACCAACTGCGGACATCGAAATGGGGGCTGATTCAGGCCACCGGAAACATGTGGGTCTGGGGGCGCGACCTGGGGACATACCGAGGGGATAACACGGGCACATGGGGATGGAACAACAGTGCGGGGGGGCGGGGGCAAATGTACATCACGCCCTCCAATCTCGCCGTGGCCGTGCTGGGTGGGAGTTGGTTCGGCAGCGGGGACGCGGGCTCGCGTGCGTCGTACTGGAGCGACTACCCGTGGTACGCGAGCAGCGATGTGGGCGCCCGGTGCCTCTGTGACCACCTGAATCTTGTCTGAGCATAGCGATAGCGGAGCGTGCAGATTCCCAAAATCTGCTTGCATCCCTTGGGCTAACAGGAGAAGTAGTTGATAATAAATACTCGCACTGATCTTGATTCACTGCGTGGCAGTCCGGACTATGCCGCTGCTATGCAAGCACTGCTTGGATCAACGGTAACCTGGGTTAATCGTGGAACGAACGAATCTCCGGATTGGTGGCAGGAGACGATGCTCTCACATATACAGGCAATGGAGTTCGTGTCGCTGGATGACTTCTTGAGTGAGTGCGCGGCGGCGGGGATCGAGCCTACGGAGCCGACTCCACCCGTTTCTGAACCTGTGCCTCCTGCGCCAGTGCCGAATGTAACCCCGTTGCAGCTCCGGATATGGATCAACCACAATCGGGGCTTGTTGGGGCTTGGTGAGGGTTCAGTTGATGATCTGATTGTCGCTGCGATAAATGCGTCTGCAATGTCGGCTACTGACAAGGAGGACGCGAAAAATTCCTACTATTACGCCTTGACAATTCAGCGCAATTCGCCATTCACAGCAAGTCTTGGGCTGCTGTTCGGGATGGACAACGGCCCGCTTGATGAGGCATTTTGGCAGGCATCCGTACTTTAGGCACGATCAGGTACTCGTCGTCGTCGCGCATTCCAAGGCCAAAATAGCCGCAGGCATGAGATAACATCACATCACCGCTGAACACAGGTCGCCTCGTGCGGCCTTTTTTATTGGGTTACCCCGTGCCTGATCTTGAGGAAGTGTCACAAACGCTTGCGGATAATATCGCCGCGCTTTTGGCAAATGAGAGCGGCGCACCAAGAACGGGCGCGCACACCAGCGTTTTTGCTGGATGGCCAACGTCGAACGATCTGAAAGCAGCGCTAGCCGCCGGGCATGTATGCGTTTCCGTTTATCCCATGCCTGGGGCCACATCGAATGTCACGCGGAATGCGCCTGACTGGAAACTCAAGTCGCCATCAGTGGTTACGACCACTGTGGCGGTTGCGAACAACGTAATCACGTTCGGCGGCGCCATCACGCTGCCGCTGAACGTTGGCGTTAGGATTGGGCATATCCAGGCGGTTTATGCCGCGCAGGCCGGTGGGACGCTCGAAACACTGGCGGCAGGCGTTGTTTGGGCGCTCCAGGCGATGGGCGTTTCCGCCGTCGCCGCAGGGGCCACGGTGTCGATAACGAGCACCGACGCTGCTGAAGTGACGCTGGGCGGCAGAGCGGTATACTGCCGCGAAGCCATCCAAATCAAACAAGTCTACATGATAAGCATTTGGGCGCCATCGCAAGCTTTGCGTATGGCGACAGCTAATGCATTTTACGGGAATTTCTTCGCGCAGACAAGGATTACTCTGTCTGACGGTACGATTGGGCTGCTGCTTTTTCAAAGAGAAGTTCCATCCGATCATAGCGAGCTGGAGGGACTATACAGGCGCGACACGTACGCAACTGTTGAATACGCTGTTATGGAATACGACTACGCATGGGATGTGGTTACGACAAGATCATCAACAGAAATAGTTGATTCAGTCGCTGGTGACTAAGGGGGCCGTTACTACGGCTGAATAGGAGAAAGCTCTTATGGGCATATATCAATACGGTCAGGTCAATAACACGGCTCTGAGTGTTCCTGGCGTATATATTGAAATCGTTCCTCCGCAGGTTGCAAACCTCAATGGAGTGCCGTCTAATGTTGGTGGCTTTGTCGGAACCGCGTCTTGGGGGCCGATTAACGCCCCAACGTCGTTCACCGATGCAGGAGGCGCGGCGCGCGCGTTCGGCCCGATGATCAACCGCAGCTACGATCTGACCACGGCGGCAAGCATCGCGACAATGCAGGGCGCCGCCGGGACTTATGTGGGTGTTCGCGTGACGGATGGGACCGACACAAAAGCGAGCGGAACACTGAGCGCCCACGGCAATTCTACATTCTGGGGCGTAATCGCAGCGGCCATCAACAACGGCAGCAACGTTAATCGTGGGCCATCCGACCTTATTACCGCGACGGCTGGCTCTTCAAGCCTCGCCTTGACCGCCAAATACAGCGGCAGCTTTGGCGCCAACATCTCTGTCAGCCTCGCGAAAGGATCAAAGGCCGCTTCGTACAAAGTGATTGTCAGCGCCCCTGGGCGCGTCCCCGAGGTGTTCGACAACCTGGCGGCGGGCGTCGGCGGAGCCGTGGCTGCTACTGGCGGGATTGCCTTTACGGTCAACCCCGGCGACGGCAAGAAAATCACGCTGAATGGTACGGAGGTTGTGTTCGCTTCGTCGGCAACGGCTGGGCAGGTGCAGATCGGCGCAGACCTTGCAACCACGCTGGCCAGCGCGCTTACGCTGCTCCGGGCTTCGACCGACACGCAGCTTGTGAAGTTCGCCTATTCCCTTAGCGGCCACACGTTGCTTCTGGAGGCGGTCACGGGCGGGACAAGCGGCAATTCCCTGACAACCACAACGGACGTGGTGGGGGCCACGGCGAGCGGCGCGACGCTCGCTGGAGGAGCTGCAAGCATGACCGCGCCCACACTCGCCACGGCGTCTCTCTCGGGCGGCACGGATGGCGCCTCTGGCGTGGACGCGGCGGATCTTCTAGGCGACGACACCACGACGCCCCGCACAGGCATGTACGCCCTTCGCAAGAAAGGCTGCTCCGCCGCCTGTCTGGTGGATTGTCACGACAGCACTACGGTTACGGCCCAGTTGGCGTTCGGCGTCGAAGAGGGTTGCCTGATGTACACCTGCGGCCCGTCCGGCGACACAATCACCAACGCCGTATCTGTCAAGGACAACGCTGGAATCGATAGTTACGCGGTGGTCTACGCCTTTGGCGATTGGCCGACCTTCAACGACGGGACCAACAAAATCCAAAGAAAAGTTTCGCCCCTCGCATTTCTTGTTGGGCGGCGGGTCAATCTTTCTCCGAACGAATCCGCTCTGAACAAACCAGTCTTTGGCGTTGTTAGCACGGAGAAGAGCGCCGCCAATTTGGTTTACTCGGATGGCGACATCAGTGAACTGTATCGCGCGGGATTCGAGGTTATCACCAACACGTGCCCCGGCGGGAGCTACTTTGGTTGCGCCACTGGCCGGAACTCCAGTTCCGATGAAGCCACTCACAACGACAGCTATTCGACGATGACAACCTACATCGCGCGGACGCTGAATGCTGGCATGGGCCGTTTCATTGGCCGGTTGCAATCGCGCCGTAATGACGATCCCCTTCGCCGCGATGTTAAGTCAACAATTGATGCATTTTTCTCGACCATGGCGGATACAAAACCTACGCCAATGATAGACGATTTTCAGTCGATTGTCGATAAGTCAAACAACTCAGACGCGACTATTGGCGGGGGCTATCTGTTTGTTGCGCTGAAAGTTGTCTTCATGTCGATAACTGAGTTTTTTGTCGCCACGGTGGAAGGCGGGCAGACAGTCGTTATCAATCGGCAGGGGACGTTTTCTTCTGACCAGATTGGCACGTCGAGCTATAATGCAGTGGCTGCGCAGTACGCCTAAGCTAATAATACGTCGAGGGTAAAATATGACCATTAATAACTTGAATGTCGGGCGCGACTGCACTATAGATCTCTATGATCCTATGGCGGGCGGCCCCGTTTCCTTCGCCATCATTACTGGCTTCCATCCTAAGCAGCTCACAACGAAACTGCAGTCCAAGGGGATGGACGGCACCAATCGTTTCGGCACCGAGCCGGACGGGTGGTCGTTCACTGTGGCGCTTGATAGATCAGGCCCCGCCCTGGACAATTTCATTGACCTGCGCGAACGGGCATATCATGCGGGTATCCCCATGCAGGCGATAACCGTGACCCAGACCATTCAGGAGCCTGACGGCGGCTACACCACTTGGCGCTATTGGGGCGTCGATGTCGATCTATCCGACGCCGGGAACTATAAAAACGGAGCGCTGATCACCCAGCAGCTTGAGGGCCGTGCGTCTGGCCGGATTAAGGTCCGCTAAGTGGCTGGCCTTAGCGTGAAATCGGGGAAGGCGAAGCCGGAAGCATCAGCTCCGGCGACCCCCCAGCCTGCGGCGAAAGACAAAAACCGCGTCGAATACGCCACGGACAGTGAAGGGCGCCAGATCGGTGTTCGGCAGCTTTCCCCCGTGGCGCTGTTCCGGCTCACAATTACCCTCGGGGCGGATGTCGCCAATAACTCGGCAGCCCTCAATCAAGCCATGATGGCGTGCAGCGTCGTTGAATTGGACGGAGAACCGTTGCCGCGCCCAGCGACGATAATGCAGATCGAGGCCCGCATGGACCTACTGGGCTTTCACGGATACGAGGCAGCCCGCAACGCTCTCGCCAAGCTCGACGACACGTCCGATGAGGCGGGAGCAACCGCCGCAAAAAACTAGCGAACAACCCGCGCTTTCGCGACACCTGCGCGCTGATCAAATACGGCGTGCCCTTCGAAAACGCACACGACATGTCCCCTTGGGAACGGCTGGCCTATCTGGTCGTATTCGGGGAGCTGGAGGGTGTTAGCGAGTGGGACTGGGGCGCGATGACGTGGGTTGAGAAACAACGCTGATTTTCAGGCAAAGGATTTTCCCGTGTCTTTCACTCCCGGCGCCTTCGCTGCGTTCCTCGCGGGCGCCGCCGCCGAAATGCGCCATCACAAGCATCAAGCGCT